AGAAACATCGGATTCCATGTATAAGTTGCAGGCAGCTATGAGGTTTTCCGGGTATTCCGAAGCGGAAATACAGAGAATAGCCGGAGCAACAGGTACATTAAAAACATATGCGGATAAAACAGTATTCTCCCTGCAGGATGTTATGAGTACATTCGGCTCACTTTCGGCAAATGGAATCAAAGACGCAGACAAGTTGACGGAAGCAGTCGGTAATGCAGTTGCTGTATTTGGTGGAGGTGCAAAGGAATATTCCTCGGTAGCACTTGCGTTTTCACAGGCAATGGCAGCAGGAGCTTTACATGCTCAGGATTGGAACCAAATCATTAATGCCAGTCCGCAGCTTGCTGGAGGCTTACGGAAAGAGTTGATTAAGCTGAATCCAACATTAGGGAACGACTTCAAAGGAGCAATGGAAAAGGGTGCAATTACCGCAGACATGCTCGGACAGGCTATCAATAACATTGGTATGACCGATATGGCAAAAGAAGCAGCTACATCCGTAACTACATTTGAAGGTGCTATGGGTAACTTGGAAGCATCTGCAGTAAGCGGAATGATGAACCTTTATGATACATTCGCAAAACCTAAAGTGATTGATGCGATCAATGGGATGACAAACAAGGTGGATACTGGATTTGAAAAATTGTCTGTTGGAATTCCAAAGGCAATTCAGATTATATCTCCATACTGGAACGTACTAAAAACAGATGCAACAGAGGTCGGAAAAGCTTTTGGAGAGGCGGCGGGTGCGATTATTGACGAAGTACAGGAACTTACAGGAGCCTTTGGGAAAAGGAAAAGTGTGGAGAATTTTTCCGAAAGCATAGGAACTGCAACAGGTGCATTGACTACATTTGCGGATTTTCTAAAAGATCATGATAAAGAAGTGGCAAAAGCGATTACACTGTTACCGAAATTATATGTTGCTTTTAAAGGCTTTAAAATAGTCAGTGCAGTTGCCCCTGGTGTCAAAACTTTTGCGGGCGCAATTGTGAGCATGACAGGAAAAGGAATAGCGACACTGGCAGGTAAGTTATTTGGTGTAGCAGCAGGTGAAAAAGCGGTAGGCATTGCAAGTAAAGAATCATCAGGGACTATCGTAGAATCAGCAAAAGCATTTGTAGCGATCGGAGCAGGAGTAGCATTGATTGCAGCAGGATTTTCCCTTTTGGCATATTCGGCCGTGCAAATAGCACAAGCTGGACCACTGGCAGCAGGAGTACTGATCGGCATGACGGTTGCAGTAGCAGGCTTAATGGTTGTTGCCAAAAATGTGGCGTCGGCTATGACGGCCGGAGCAACCGGATTCATTGTCTTTGGTGCAGCTGTCCTGATTGCGGCAGCGGGGATTGCTATATTATCACTGGCGGCTGTTAATCTAGCGAATGCGGGACCGCTTGCTATAGGCTGTATGGTTGGTATGGTTGCGGCAATTGTCGGACTTGCTCTTGGCGCAGCAGCACTAGGACCAGCATTGACAGCCGGAGCAGTAGGTCTCGTTGCCTTTGGTGTAGCTATATTACTGGTTTCAACCGGAGCACTGCTGGCAAGTGTTGGGCTTGCCATAGTAGCAGGTGTGCTTCCGACCATTGTGCAATATGGAATTCAGGGAGCGGCTTGCATCGCAACCCTCGGAGCAGGCATGATCGTATTTGGCGCTGGGGCTGCAGTAGCCGGAGCAGGATGCATTGTTCTTGGTGCCGGACTTGTAGTGGTAGGTGCAGGACTTGTATTAGTTGGCGCAGCTGTCCTGATAGCGGCAGCGGGTGTGTTGCTTCTGGCAGCAGGAGCACTTGCCCTTGGCGCCGGTCTTACGGTAGCTGGGGCAGGACTTCTGTTGATGGGAGCTGCATTCCCTGCTGTATCATCCGGAGCTTTAGCAACGGTAGGAGCACTGACAGCCTTAACAGCATTATCATTAGGTCTTGCGGCTGGAATGGGAGCATCGGCTGTTGTAGTGGTAGCATTTGGAGCTGCTATGGCAGGCGGCGCAGTTGGCACCCTTGCAATGGTGGTAGCATTAAAGTCTGTTAATTCAAGCATGAAATCAATTGCATCCAATGCGAAGAGTGCTCAGAGCTCTTTAACAAGTATGAGATCCAGTGTGAACGTAGTGAATGCAGGACTGGATGCACTGGGAAGTAAGGCAAAATCTGCTATCAATGCGCTGATCAGTCAATTTACAAATGCAGAAGGAAAGGCAAAAAGCTCTGGTAATGCAGTTGGAAATAATTTTAATAGTGGAGTGTCAAGTGGCATGAGTCGCGCAGTATCTACGGCAAGATCCATGTCTGCGTCTACAGTATCAGCCATGAGATCAGCTGGATCCGGTTCATACAGTTGCGGTGTATATATAGGAGCTGGTCTTGCAAATGGTATGGCAAGTCAGGTTGGGCGTGTAAGATCTGTTGCGGCGCAGTTGGCAGCTGCAGCAGAGGCGGCAATTGTAGCAAAAGCTAAGATTGGAAGTCCGTCCAAGGTTACTCATAAACTGGGCGGCTATTTCGGTGAAGGATGGGTAAATGGAATTTCTGATAGGGTCACAGATGCGAAAAAGGCAGTATGGAAACTGGTAGACATTCCGGATTTAGTTCCTGTTCCGGAAATTGGAGCTGGATTAAGAATCGGCATCGAAGATTTGAATGATGATTATGACTACACCAGAAACGAAACCTATACCATTTACGTCCCTGTTGAAGTAGATGGCCGGCAGGTGGCAAAGGCAACGGCGAAATACACCAAAGAAGAAATTGAACAGCAGCAGAAAAGAGATCTTCGAAAGAAAGGCATGAGATAAGGAGGGCAGATATGTATAAATTTGTAGACACTACAGAGAGACAGGAAGAGCAGATACTGCCCTCCGAAGCTCTCAATTTTAACGGAGTCTATTTTGAAAATGTAATCCCCGGATATCGGACACTATATGTGTCCGGCCGGGAGATGATCGAAACAGAAATTACAGATTTGGATACGGAGATTATGGATGGATCCAGATATCGAAGAAAACGGTATAAGCCGAGAACGATCACTGTCGGGTATCAGCTGATCGCTAAGAGTAATGCGGAATTCCGGAATGCTTATAACAAATTGAATTCATTACTTGATGTGGCAGAAGCGAAGCTGATCTTCTTGGACGAACCGGATAAGTATTATGTTGGAACGAAGGTGAATGCCGGCGATGTGCCGCATGGCAGGAATGCGATCACTGCAGAAATTGAGTTCTATTGCTCAGATCCATTTAAATATTCCGTAGAAGAGTACGAGGTTGCGCCAACTGCAGATGACGGGACAACATTTGTTGTTGATTATAAAGGAACGTATAAAGCACATCCAACGTTCGAAGCAGCGATGGAAAATGGAGAGAATGGATTTGTCGGATTCGTTGATCAGGATAAACATATTTTACAGTTCGGAAACATCGAAGAGGAAGATGGGGAGACGTACAAAGAAAATGAGACATTGGCTACGCTTCAGGACTTTTTCAATGCACCGGATGATACATCTGGAACGGATTTTATGCATCCTTTCTACGGAGCAAAAGGATCCCTCGGAACATCAACATGGTTTAATACCAAGTTCCTCTCTTTGAAGTCTGCAGGGCAACAGGTTGGCCGCGCAAACGGTGGACTCAGAACCATCATTCTTCCGGCGGACTCAACCGGTGATCAGGAAGGGTGTCAGAACTTTTATTCTTATTTCCATATCCTGTTTTATGCCGGATTGATGGGACAGACCGGAGAAATGTGTATTAACTACCTGACAGCAGACGATAAGCTTATTGCCGGTGTGAACTGGTATAAATCGGATATGAGCGGAAATACAGGACATTATGATCTAGTCTGCTACAATCCGAACAAGAAGAGTACCGATCAGCAGGCGGGACGTGTGCTGAAAACGTACACTTATATGACAAGTCATCTGCGGAAGCAAAATCCGTGGTACTGGAACTGGGGACATTGTGATCTTAGAAAAGAAGGCAGTAAACTTACATTTTTCTATAATGGCAGTTATCCGAGCTTCAATATTCCGGAAATAGCGGATATGAAATGTGCCAAGATTCAGATTGCGATTAAGCAGAGAGGAACAAGATCAGGGAATAAGTATCTTACATACAACGGGATCAATGCTTTTTATTTTCAAAAGTTGCACGTAGAAAAATGGAGAGATGTACCGAATAAATTTGCGCAGGACTGCAGTTTGATTGCAAATTGTTCAGATGGATCAATCCGGATGAATGGTCTGCCAAAGCCGGATCTGGGAGCTCTTGGAAATGACTGGGAAACATTTTGCTTGAAGCCGGGAGTTAATCAGGTTCAATGCTTGTGCTCCAGCTGGGCGAAGAAACCGACGTTTAAAATGAAGTACAGGGAGGTGTTCTTGTGATCATATATTTTGCTGACAGGGCAATGAACATTCTTGGATCAGCATCTACCGGACTGCCGAAGGGACTAATAATTACAAATGATAAAAAGACAGAAGAAATATCCGAAGGCGTGGCAATCTTTGAATGCAATTTGGATTACAATTTTGTAAATCCGGATGAGGACGAAGAACAGGAAGTTGATGTGAAGAAGCTTGCTGCAGTAGGAAATTTCATCTTAAAACAGAGTGCGGACAGCAGTGAAGTGGAAGTATATACGATTATTGATTCGACGATAGATCCGATTCAAAGGGATGCCTCCATCTATGCTGAAGATGCGGGACTGGATCTGTTAAATGAAGTGGTCGGAAAATATGCTGCAGATAAAGCTTATAACATTGCCTATTACATTAATAAATTTGCATATGATTCTGGATTTGAAATCGGAATCAATGAGGTAAGTAATCTTACAAGAAAGTTGTCCTGGGATGGTGAAGACACAGCGACAAAGAGATTACTGAGTGTAGCTACACAGTTTGACAACGCTGAGATTGGATTTGGCTTCAAAGTCGAGAATATGGCTGTGACTGGAAAATACATCAATGTGTATAAGAATAGGGGGAATGATTCGGGTGTTACTTTGAATGTTGGCAAAGAGGTTAGCGGATTTCGAATCAAGAGTTCCATCGCAGATCTTGCAACAGCATACCGCTGTACCGGCGGAACACCGGAAGGATCAGAAAATCCGATTACATTAAATGGTTATAAGTACGATGATGGAGATTTTTATGTAGAAGGATCCTATGTGAAATCCCGGAAAGCACTGGAAAAGTGGAGCCGGTATCAGATTAAGACAGAAAAGAATAAGAATGATGTTGGACATATCGTAAAATCCTTTACATACGATACGACATCGAAATCTGAATTGTGCAATCGAGCCGTATCCAGTCTTAAGAAGATCTGTGATGAAGCTGTTACCTATGA